TGGAGCAAACACTATATTTGCATTTGATTCGAATGGTATATTTATGGGTCTTTCTGGTTCTGCATCATCTGATATGGTTCATAGACAATTTGTATTAGGATTCCAATATGGATTTGATGGTTTAAACCCAACCGTAAAGGCTAATATAAGCACACCAATAACAGCAGCAAACACACAAGGATTTAATTGTGCTACAGCAGCTGATAATGGTTCAATTGCATATACTAAAGCAATCAACGCTATATCAAATGCAGATGAATACGATATCAATTTAGTTGTAACTCCTGGTATTATTCGTTCTTTACACCCAACTATTACTAATAGAGTAATTGATATGGTTGAAGATAGACAAGATTGTTTTTATATCGCTGATTTTGTAAATGTAAATGCATCTATAACCGAAGCAACTGAAAAAGCAAACGAAGTAGATTCTAACTATGTAGCAACTTACTACCCTTGGATTAAGACGGTAGATGCTAACACAAACAAATTAATACCAGTTCCACCATCAGTATTGATGCCGGCTGTATTCGCTGCAAACGATAGATTGGCAGCTGAATGGTTCGCACCTGCTGGTTTGAATAGAGGTGGTATTATTGGAGCAGTTAGTGTATTGAATAGATTAACACACTCTGAAAGAGATACTCTATATGAGAACAAAGTAAACCCAATCGCAGCATTCCCTGGACAAGGTATTGTGGCATTTGGACAGAAGACATTGCAAGATAGAGCATCTGCATTAGATAGAATCAACGTAAGAAGATTACTTATCACTGTTAAGAAGTTCATCGCATCTACTTCTCGTTTCTTAGTGTTCGAACAAAACACAGCAACAACTAGAGCACGATTCTTAAACACTGTAAACCCTTATTTAGAGGCAATTCAACAAAGACAAGGTTTATACGCATTCAGAGTTGTGATGGATGAAACTAACAATACACCTGATGTAATTGATAGAAATATTATGGCTGGACAAATTTTCTTACAACCGGCTAAGACAGCGGAATTCATTGTAGTGGATTTCAATATCTTACCAACTGGAGCAAGTTTTAACGCATAATACAAAAAACAACAAAGTAGATATTTATTAATATAATAAAAAGGATAATAAAATGGCAGAAATACTAGAGTTTGATAAGATGTTCTATACGAACTTCGAACCTAAGATGAAAAATAGATATGTGATGGAAATCGATGGAATTCCTTCATATATGGTTAAAGCGGCAGCTAGACCTTCAATTAACTTTGAACCAATTGTGTTAGACCACATCAACATTAAAAGAAAGTTACAAGGTAAGGGTGAGTGGCAGGATATAACTGTAACATTGTATGACCCAATTGTTCCATCTGGAGCACAAGCGGTAATGGAATGGGTACGTTTAGGACACGAATCAATTACCGGTAGACGTGGATACGCAGATTTCTATAAAAAAGATATAGATTTCTATATGTTAGGACCTGTTGGAGATAAAATTGAACAATGGAAACTAAAAGGAGCATTTATTGTAAGTGCAAACTTTGGTGATGTTTCATTCGATTCAAACGAACCAGCAACTATTGAATTATCTTTGGCTTACGATTACGCAATCTTAGAATTCTAAAAAATATTCCTTACGGAAGCTACCGAAGGACAACCCTCATCAGAAATGGTGGGGGTTTTTTATTTTCAAAAATTTTAATTTAATGTATTTATATATACAAACTAAAAAAGTATAAAGTTATGGCAGAAGTTAATATTGCGCAACAAAATCCAACACCTAGAGAGGTAGAAAAACAAAAATTCGATTTTCCAACGGAAACAATTGAATTGCCATCAAAAGGATTGGTATATCCAGAAGGACATCCATTAAGAAGTGGAACTTGTGAAATAAAATATATGACAGCAAGAGAAGAAGATATTCTTGCGAATCAAAATCTTATTAAAAAAGGTATTGTTTTGGACAAGTTATTTGAATCAGTTGTAGTTCAACCCGGTTTGAACCCAAATGATATCCTTATTGGTGATAAAAACGCTATTTTAATGGCAACTCGTATTTTAGGATATGGGGCTGATTACCAAGTAGAAATTACTGACCCATTCTCATTGGAAAAACAAGATGTTATTATTGATTTAGGAAAAGTTCAAACAAAAGATGTTGATGAAGATGTATTGAATTCAAAAAATAGATATACGTTTAAATTACCATCAAATGGAACTGAAATTGTTTTTAAATTACTTACACATGGTGATGAGCAAGAAATTACAAAAGAAATACAAGCATTAGAAAAATTAAATAAAAATGCCGGTACGTCATTCGATGTAACTACTAGATTGTAATATAGGATTGTTTCGGTAGATGGTAACGAAGATAGAGGTTTTGTAAATAGATGGGTGGTTAATTCTTTTTTAGCAAAGGATACGAAAGCATTTAGAGCGTATGTTAAGGAATTATCACCGGATTTGAATATGAAATTTGAGTTTACATCTGAAGTAACTGGTGAGACGGAGGCGCTAGATATCCCATTTGGGATTAACTTTTTTTACCCTTCCAACTGATTATAAAATTCAACTTCATTCCCAAATTTGGGAAATGGTTCAATTTAGTAATGGATTTACTTGGTCAGAGGTATATCACATGCCAACATATCTTCGTAAGTTCTATTTCAATAAACTAATAGACCTTAAGAAAAAAGAAGCAGAAGAACATAAGAAGGCTCAATCAAAAATGAAATCAAATAAAGTGAGGATGCGTTAATATCCTCACTTTTTTATTTGTCAATATTTATTGAATATAAACACTCTAATTATGGAAAATAATAAAAAACAAGTTAAAGAAGGTATATTCGATGCAGCCGATAGATTTGTAACTAAATTTTTTGATGGGTTATCATCTGGTGCTGCGGATACTATTATTAGAAAAGCTGAACAAGCTAAATTACCACCTCAGGCAATTAAATTAATGAAAGATATTGAAGATAGAGGTGAGGAATTGAGAAGAATAACAAAAGAATTATCTAAGTAAATTATTAAATGGCACTAACTCCAGAACAAAGAGCAGCTAGAGATGCAGCTAGAGAAGCGGAAGCCGCCTTGCCTATTTTAGAAAGAATTCAAAAATATAGAAATAGAATTCTTGAGTTGCAAGGAAAGGAAGGGGAATTAACTGCTGCTGAATCTGATGAATTGTATAAGCAAGAAATACTTCTTGCTAAAAATGTTGCTATTCAAGAAAAAAGAGCAAAAAAGGCACTGGGTACTTATCAACTTGAGCTTGATATTGCCAGTGTATATACATCTCAAGCATCGGATTTATCGTCAATTTCAAAAGTATATAAAGGACTGACAGATGTTCAGCAACAAAGTTTAAAAACCGTACAAGCATCATTATCAACTGTACAAGGTTCATTGTTAGCCGATGAGAATAAAAAAGCATTATTAGATAGTACCTTAACTGGTATAACAGAATTACAAGGACTACAACAAAAAATGGCAGAAACTGGTCCGGAAGATGTAGAAACTCAAAATTCTATCTCGGCTGCGTATGCTGCGCAAATGAATAGATTAAAAGAAGCAATTGCGATAAAATTATCAATTGGAGAAATTACACAAACTGAAGCCGATGCATTGTTGGCATCATTGGATTCGCAACAAGACAGCTTAGCAACTGCACAAAAATATGGTACAATTAATGCGGAAACCAAAGAAATAATAGAGGGGCAGATTCAGGCCTACGAAGGTATAAAAAAATCAATTAGAGGGGTAATTGGTACTGCAAAATTATTATTTAGTGGATGGCAAGGATTTGCTAGAGTCACATTAATGGCAGCAGGACAGGCTATTGATAAATTAGGAAAAACAACAAGAGAATTTGGTGGGTTTTTAGGGGGAGCTACGGTATCAGCAACAATATTAGGAACTGTATTTGACGATGCAGGTGATGTTGCTAAAGGATTGGCAGAAGAATTGGGTGGTGTAGATAAGGCAACTTTTGGAGCTCAATTAAATACTAACCTTATGGCCATTAATATGGGTATAAGTGGTGCTGAAGCTGCAAAACTAACAGGAGCATTTGCAAGACTAAATGGTGGAAGTGTTCAAACGGCACAAAACCTTGCAGATGGAGCTAAAGAAATGGCAAAAACTGCCGGTGTAGTACCATCCAAAGTGATGGCTGATTTAGCAGGTTCTGCTGAAGAATTTGCATTGTATGGTAAAAATGGCGGAAAAAATTTAGCACAAGCGGCAGTTCAAGCGGCTAAAATGGGAGTTAGTTTAAAAACTATGACCGGAGTTGCTGATAATTTACTTGATTTTGAAAATTCAATCAATAGTGAATTGGAATTGGGTGCAATGCTTGGTAAAAATATTAATTTAGATAGAGCAAGAGCATTAGCATACGAAGGAGATATAGCAGGTGCAACGCAAGAAACATTAAACGCATTGGGTGGGGTTGAAGCTTTTAATCAAATGGATTATTTCCAAAAGAAAAAAACTGCGGAGTTAATGGGAGTTAGTGTTGAGGAGTTACAAAAAATGGTAACAACTCAAGAAGAAGCGGCAACGATTGGTGGACAAATAAATGGAGCATTTAATACGGTATCAGAAGGATTAACGGCAATAACAACAGGACCATTAGGTAATTTTGTAACTGGGTTAAGTGGGGCTATCGGTACAACAAAAGAAATAGGTGAGAATTTTAAATCAGCTGGTGGGTTTTTATCGGATATGGGTGGTAAAATTAAAGGTATGTTTGGAGCAGCACCCGCATTACCAGGTACACCACCTACACCATCATTACCAGGTACACCACCAGCAGCACCATCGTTACCAAGTACTCCACCACCACCAACAACAATGGCCCCACAAGCACAAGCCGGACCAGCAGACCAAGCAAATAAAATGTCTAAAATAAAAAGTGGAGATTTGATAAAAGGGGCAGTTGCATTATTAATATTGGCAGCGGCATTATTTGTAGCAGCAAAAGCATTCCAAGAATTTGCAGAAGTAACTTGGGAATCAGTTGGTATGGGATTAGTTGCGTTAGCGGGATTAGCAGGAATCGCGTTTCTACTAAGTAAAATACAGGGTGAAATGATAAAAGGTGCTATTGCGGTAGCTATATTAGGAGCTGCATTAATTCCATTTGCATTCGCACTAAATTTAATGAGTAACGTAGATGCGGCTGGGTTACTGGCATCTGGAGCAGCACTTATAGGATTTACTGCAGCAATGTTTGTATTAGGTGCATTATTAAGTGGACCTGGAGCACTTATATTTGGAGCAGGTGTACTTGGGTTAATTGCATTAGGTGGTGCATTAGTTGTGTTTGGAGCAGGATTGAATATGGTAGGTTCTGGAATGTCAGCAATAACATCTGCATTACCATTAGTTGTAGAACAAATTGGAATGTTGGCTCAATTAAACTTCTTACCAATATTCGGATTAGCAGCGGCATTAATGACCTTATCGGTAGCATTGGCGGCAGTTGCTGTTACTGGAATGATGGCATTACCTGCATTACTTGCGTTGGGTTTAATAGCAGGTGGGGCAGCGGCAGTTATGGGTGGTGGTGAAGAAGGGGGTGATAGAACCGGTGAATTGATTGATGAAATAAAAGGATTGAGAGCAGATTTGATAGCTGGTAAAATAGCAGTAAATATAGATGGACAAAAAGTTACTTCTAATGTAGGTAAAGTTGTATCTAGAATTAGTTCGAATTCATACGCTAAAGTATAACGATGGGAAAGACTATTGAAGAATTATTTAAAACAAAACAATTAGTAGACGGTAAAACGGCTGCTGAAAAATACGAAATTCGTAATAGTAAAGATATGCCATTACGTTCTTCTACCGGTGCTATGGATTTACCATTTAAAGCTGTACAAATTGCAAGAAGAAACCTATCATCAAGAACTAGAGAAACAAGATTAGAACAAGAGGTAACTGGATTACGAATAATATCTAAATTAGGAGGACCTATTATATATAGTACTGACATTTTTAAATTAAGTACACAAAAAACTGAAATGGTTTCCGCAATGAAAGATTCGGTTAATCCAAATAATTCAGCTGATAGTGGTTTACTTGGTAACTTATTTCAAAAAGGAAAAGAAAAAGGATTAGAATTATTAAATAAAATAGGTGTACAACTACCAACTAAATTAATACCAACCCGAATATCTTTAAATAAAGATTTCAAAGCAGGTAAAGAGCCAGATACAATGGCAACACTTGCTAAAATAAAGCAAGATGGTGCCGGTAATTTGGCTGGAAAGTTTTTAGCTCAAAATGCAAAAGGAACTCCTAAACAAATAGGTAACCAATTATTGGGTGGTGGCATTGGTTTATTAAAAGGTGAAGTTAAGAAAAAATTATTTGGAGCACCAAAACAAGGTGCACAAAACCTTGCTAAAAAAGGTGAAAATGATGTTCAATACGATAGTACTGCAAGATATTCAGATACCGTTAATCCAATTGATGAAGATTATTTCAAAAGAAATGACCTTTCATCTATATTAGTAGCACAGGAGACAAAACAGAATGCTGACCCTGCTGTACAAAAAAGAGTAGATGAATTAGTTCCTAAAGGAAAATCTGTAAATGCATCAAAAAATCCATTTGCTAAATTAGGTGATAAGGTAGGTGATATTAAAAAAGATAATGAGAAAAAATTATCACAAGCAAAAAAAGTAGGACAGCAAGAAGTATCAGCTGGAAAATCAGTTGGAGATACCAAAAGTGGAGCTCCAGCTACTACCGCTGATTCTGTAATTAAATATTCGGATACTGTTGATGAAACATCTGATGATATTGCATTAAGAAATGACCTTTCTACTATACTTTCTGCAAAAAAAGAAAATGAAGCTCAAAATCCTGATAAGAAAAAAGAAATTGATGCAGCAAAAGGAAATACGGCACCTGTAAATGCATCAAAAAATCCATTTGCAAACTTAGGTCAAAAAATAGGTGATATTAAAAAAGAAAGTGAACAAAAATTATCCCAGGCCAAAAAAGTAGGACAGCAAGAAGTATCTTCCGGTAAAAAAGTTGGAGATACCAAAAGTGGAGGCTCAACAACTACCGCTGATTCTGTAATTAGATATTCCGATACTGTAGATGAAACACAGGATGATGTAAAGTTAAGAAATGACCTTTCTACTATACTTACATCAAAAAATGAAAAAGAAAAACAAACTCCTGATAAAAAGAAGCAAATTGAAGCAGCAAAAGGAAACGTAGGTGCTTTAAATGTAAAACAAAATCCATTTGCAAAATCGGAGGATAAAGTTAAATCCGCTGATGAAGATACAAAAAGTGGATTACAATCTGGTAGAAAATTAGGACAGCAATCTATATCAGATGGTACTAAAAAAGTAGGAGATTTATCAGCAGCTACTTCAGATGTTATTACATATACATCGACGGTAGATGAAGCACAAGATGATGTAAAGTTAAGAAACGATTTATCAACTAAGTTAGAAGCATTGACAAAAGCAAGTACTGCAGTTTCTAGTGCGGGGGGTGTTTCTGGACTATCTAGAACTGATGTACAAAAAAATATGTATTCATCTCTAAAAAATAAATCAAGTGATGGTAAACCATCAAATTCATTAAAAACTAAATATGGTATTGAAAGTAGTGATAAGTTGGATTTTTTAAATGAAAAGGCACAATATACTGCAACTGCAGGTGGGAAGCTGCAATTAACGGATGGTACTTATTTAGATGATTGGGATTTTATAACTCTTAAATTTCAATCAAGAGCTACAGGCAAAGCGGTAAATTTTAGAGCAACTGTTAGTGGTATATCTGAAACGGTATCACCATCATGGGATAGTGGTAAATTCATAGGTTCTCCGTTTAACTATTATACATATAGTAGTATTGAGAGGAGTGTTAGTTTTAATTTTAAAGTATATTCAACAACATCGGCACAACACGTTGCAGCTTGGCAAAGAATAAACTTTTTGACTGGACTGGCATACCCACAAGGATATAACCAACCATACGCAACCCCACCATTTGTTTTACTTACGTTGGGTAATTTGTATGTAAATAAAAATGCGTATATTGAATCACTATCATATACGATGGATGATAATGCTGGTTGGGAAATTGGATTAAATGATGAAAGTGTAAAAACTTACAAATGTCCTATTGTTGTAGATGTTTCAATTACTTTGAAATTCGTAGAAAGTAGAAATACAACCAGTGGTGGTAAGTTTTATGGTTTTGAGCTTGGACGAGAAGCAACCGCGGAAGTACCATCATCAGCGAATGCACAGTTATCAAATGATTCAAATGCAAGTGCAGGTTTATTAACTACACAACCAAAAGATACAAAAGTTGATATCAACGAAAAGAAAAATTTAAATAAAAAGAAACAAACGCAAAAAAGTTCAGTTAAGGCAAACACAAACGTAAAAAATCAGTTAAAAAAGTAAATAGGATATGAGTAGATATAGAAATAACGAAGTTAAAAAAACTTTTGATGGTAAGGAAGTATATAGAACTAGGATACATCCAAATATACCATTATCAGATAACGATGTATATGTAATGACTGAAACTGGTGATAGACTTGATACCTTAGCGTATGAATATTATGAAAATTCTTCTTTATGGTGGATAATAGCATGTGCAAATAATATACATAATGCACCTATGGGGTTGGAAGATGGTACAATATTAAGAATCCCTCAAAATTATATTCAAATACAAAACATTTTTACACAATAATTTATGTCAAGTTTTCCAAATTTATCAAACTTCAAACCTTACATCAAAACTGAATTGGATAATAGGGTAGCGGGCAAACGAAATATCTCCGAATTAAACGCTTGGGTTAGGGTATCTTCTGGTGTTGGTGATGGGCTTGTACTATTATCCAATCCAAGTTTTAAATTGTTTGGGGCAGCTGGAGAAGGTTCTATATATGGTGATGGTAAGACTAGTGGTACGCTGGGAACTACTTGGGGTGGGGCGGCTGTATCGGCTGAAACCGAAGATTCTGGATTTAGACCTAAACCAAATATAACATCTATTGAAATTGATGAAGGTGCTGGTACATTAAGTAGAAAGGCATCGTTTACAATAACCTGTTATACTAAGGGGCAATTGGATACTCTATGTGAGTACTTTTTAGAACCTGGCTATACTATTTTTTTAGAATGGGGATGGAATCTTCCTCAATCTTTAAATAATTATTCGCCAAACTTAGATGTAAACACTGTAGCTAGTTATCAAAGTTTTGAGATGGTAAATAAAGCAAGAGAAAATTGTGGTGGTACATACGATAATTATTTGGGATATATAACGGGAGGCGGTATATCATCAACAGCAGATACTTATGAAATTTCAGTCAAATGTACTGGATTTACAGAATTACCTGCATATTTTATGGGAGCTGATAATTCTGAAAAAGGAATATCCGATTCATTAAGTGCACCTGAATATAATACTGCTCAAATTGCAGGAGCAACTTCATTAGGTAAGAAACGATTTATGATGGCTTTTAATAGATTGCCATCAAATAGAAGAACTATAAGAGTAGCTTCACTTATTGACAATACCGATGTGGCTAACGAAGCAACTTTTATAAATGTTGATGAAACTGTTAAAGGGGAGGTAAACGATAAAACGTCCGGTACTATTATTGCTGGTATAGAGCTAAACGATGAAGAAGCAGATATTGGTGGTGGGGTAATAGTTGAATTCCCGGCTGGTACTATGTTTGTAAAAGATGAAGCTTACATAAAGTTTGGTGCATTAGTACAAATAATAAATCAAATCGGAATAGATGGGTTTAAGTTAGGTAATCAAGTTATCAAAACCGAAATACGAACAAATAGAACAGCATGTTGTGCATTTCCTGAAATATTTAGTACGGATAAATCTAAACTATTTATACCAAATGCAAAAACACCAAATTTTGATTTAAATTCGGCAGCAAATTCAATAAAACCACCTGAAGGTGTAGTTAAGGATTTTTATGATTGCTCAATTGGTGATGGTGATTATAAAATACAATTTCCAGCAGCAGGAAAAATTGAAAATGGTAAAGCACAGAAAAAAAATACTGGCTCCAGTCCTGTTAGTACTACAATCCAAAGTAAAGTAGATTCTACATTTATATCTCTAACCAAAGAACAGGGACAGTGGGGATTTTTGGATGACCTTTATGTTAATTTAGATTTTGCAAAGGGAATATTAGAGGCTAAAAACTTTTCAATAAAAGATGGATTGTATCAAATATTAAACGGAATGTCATCTGCTGCAGGCGGTATTTGGGATTTTCAAATTATCCCAAATGAAAATAATACTCAACTAAAAGTAATTGATTTAAATTTGACACCAACTAACGGTGATGAGCCATATTTATTTGTATTGGCTGGATTAAAATCTATTTTTATAGATGCATCTTTGGATATGGATATAAGTGGTGCTAAGATGAATCAAATAATTGGTAATAGACTTGGAGCAACTTTAAATGGAAGTCAAAAAGATGTAAAATTTTCAGAAGAAAATACGGGATTGTTTACTAGTAAAAAAGATAAAGTTTTAACGGAAATAGTAGAAAGGGCAAAACCGGCAGTAGCTACACCACCAGAAGGTGGGGATGTTGATATTGAGGAGATGAAGAAGAAAAACTTAAAATTATTTTTAGATAAATCAAGTTATATGCCATATCCAAAATATCAAAGTGCGGATGTTCCAGGTACACTACTTACGAAAGATGGTACACCTGGTGCATGTTTCCCATCTGCATATAATGACCAATCGATATTTGAATATTTTAAAAATAAAAATGATAAAGACGTTGTTAGAAAAGAAAATAAGAGAGTGGGACCTATCATGCCGATTAAATTTACATTTACCATACATGGTATAAGTGGAATTAAAAGAGGTGATAAATTTAAAGTATCTGGATTACCTAAAAACTATGAGAAAAATGGGTTTTTCCAAGTAACATCAGTAAAACATGTAATATCGGATATGTTATGGAAAACTGATATAGAAGGAAGTTTTAGACAATCATCATAATAAATATGTTAGACATTAAACGATATAAAATAATTAATAAGGATACTACTGTTTACAATGGTGTAAGTATAAAAACATATACACCAAATGTAACTGAAACGGATTATAAAAGAGGATATGTAACTCGGTACTTTGTACAAAAGGCTAATGATATCGAATCGGTAATATATGAAGTAGATTATATAGGATTTAGTAAAGCAATAGATAATCCGTTTTACACTTGTGAAAGTATTAATTGGAGAATAATTGGAGATGATGCAGCTATCAAAGATTCTAATCTCAAAGCAATAAAATTAGTAATTCCTAAAATCCCAAAAATACAATTGTATTTGCCAAACTTATTACAGTTTAAACAAAAAAAAGATTTGGAAGTTTAATTATTTTTTCGTATATTTGTATTTATCAATATGGGGGTGACTCGGAATTGATTACAATGAGAATGATAGTATCACACGTAGACAGAAGTGCTAGATGTCTTTAAATCTGTACAAAACAATAACTGACGTAGAATTATCTACTTGGAGCTTCGAAGATGCTATGGCATTTGTAGGAGCTTACGATTACGCTGTAGCAGCATAATCACCACCCGCATCACTCGTGGGTTTTAAATAGAAGTGAACAAACCAGAGCATTACCTATTGGCTCTTTAAAACTAATAGGATGGTGGATTCGCTGTTTTAACCGAACGGCCCCAATTATTTTGGAAAGTAAATAAGATTAAACTTTATCCTAAACGTGTGAATCTCTGGTATTATGGTTACTTTGTAAGACATGGGTTCGAATCCCATCACCTCCACAATAATCCCGAACTATTATTTGGTAGTTTGGGATTTTTATATTTATGTGTATGATATCGTTAAAAGAATTATTGAAAGAAAGTACAATCAGATACACTCATCCAAACTTTGATAGTGAATGGGAAGAAGCACAGCGTTATCCAGAATTTGTTGAAATGGGTAGATTGGAATGGATTAAAAGAGGTAAAGCTGGATACGTTGTAAACTATTCTCAGATAAAAGATATTTTGGGAAATGTAGATTTAGATTTTAATGGATTACATCCAATCAAAAAGAAGTTTGTCTTACAATATATAAAAGATGGGTTAGTTGAGCATCCAATAGTTGTAAAGTTTAGTGATACTGATTATGATTTAGTTGCCGGAAACACTCGTTTATCCGGTTTAGTTAAATTCGGACATGACCCAAAATTGTGGGTTGTTGATATATCCGATATATTTGCAAAATAATTTGGTAAATTGGTAAAAAAGTTGTATATTTGTACAAATTGATTTCGTATGTCAAAAGCACAATCAGTAAATGATAAACCCAGAAAATTCCAACACATCTACAAAGATGATGATGGGGTAGAATCTATTTGGAAATACGATTTAGATAAGTTTCCTAATGGACCAATTTCGGTAGAGAATAAATTTCCACCTCACTATGAGAAGAAATTAAAAGCTCAACAAAAAGAAGCTAAACTGGTAAAGAATCAATCAATATTAGAAAAAGCAAAAGCTGCAAATAAGAATGATAAAGATAGTAGAAAATATTGGTGAGATTAACGAATTGATGGAAAAATTGGAAACTGAATCATCGATTTGGTATCCATTGTGGGTGGATAATGATAAACATCCACAAAACACTCATATATCCTTCCTGTTCGTTCAAACTTCAACTGATAGGTACATTCTACCACATCAACATACGGACTCTCTATCACTCTCTAAACCGGTTATAGAGGGTATCTTAAATACAACAGGTGAAAAGTGGGTATTCCAAAAGAAAAAGCTACTACAATCGTTTCAAAATCTAAGGGAAGGGTTGAATGATGTTGATACTACTCACTTTCTAAAAACAGGTGAAACGATAGACTACTCCCAACAACTACAACAATTAGTAGCTCCTTATTTACACAAAGGTTACAAAGAAAACATCATTCAATCCATTCCTATTCTTAAACTTGCGGAAGCGATAGAACCACTATTGCTAAAATGTACAAATCAAAAGAGTAAAACTTATAATTGGTACAATGATATCTTCTTACCAACCCTTTCAGATATTGAACGATATGGGGTTCGGGTCGATAGGGAAAAATTTATTGATAGATGGCCTCAAGCTCAAAAGCAAGTATCCTCCGATAACTTAGTGTACACCGAATACAATCCATTTACGGTGACCGGTAGACCATCCAATAGACATGGTGGTGTAAACTATGCAGCCCTAAACAAAACCGATGGTAGTAGAGAGTGCTTCGTTTCCGATGGGATATTCTTACAAATGGATTACAATGCGTATCACCCCCGATTGATTGCTAAGTTGATTGGATTTGATGTACCGGATGGGAATATGCACCAATGGTTAGCTGACCAATATGGATGTAGTGTAGATGAATCAAAGGGTATTACATTCCAATTACTTTATGGTGGTATCGATGATGAGTTCCGCCAAATCCCATACTTTGATAAGGTGGCTGATTATATTGATGAGTTGTGGGTTGAAACGCAAAAGAAGGGATACTTGCAAACACCACATAGAGAGATTCCTTTGAGCTGGATAGAACAACCGAATGCACAAAAGGTATTTAACTACTTACTACAAGCGGTGGAAACTGAAATGAATGTGGATGTGATGAGAAAGATATTAGATTATGTGAGAGGGAGTGGAATCCGATTTTGTTTATATACATACGATTCGTTTCTTTTTGATGTACCGACTGGAATAGATAAGAATATTATTAGAGGATTGAAGGAAATAATTGAGGGAAGTGGGTTTCCTGTGAAAGCCAGTTGGGGATTAGATTACGGAAAATTATAACAATCATATTTATACTATATACAAAAATAGTGTCATAATATGAAAAAAATCAGTACCCTTATAGGTTTCCTACTTGTTTCGTTAATTTCGTTTGGACAAGATGTTAGAATTAAAAACGAAGTATTTGAAGTTCTTTATTCTCAATCATTGGAACAACCCCTAATAATTAAATATCGTTCAACTAATAGACCTACAAATGTGAACAGGGGTACAATGGATTTCTATAAAGAACCAACGATTAAAACATCGGATGCGGCTGATTACAAATCAAACATATATGATAAAGGACATGGAGCTCCAGCAGCATCATTTTCTGATAATATGGTAAACCTAAAACAAACATTCTCATATTTAAATTGTATAATGCAAGACCAATACCTTAATAGAGGTGAGTGGAGATTGTTAGAAGAACAAATTCGTAAATGGGATGATACTGAAAATATAACTGTACTAATAAAAACATTCTTTGATACACCTGTAAAAAGAGTTCCAACCGGAGCGGCAATTCCATCTTACTTACAAAAGCATGTTTATTTTGAAAAAAGTAACAAATGGAAATGTTTTGTATTTCTAAATCAAAAACCAAAATTTCATTGGGATGAGTTAGAAATGATATGCGAAGATGAAGACCACAAATTTTAATGAATATGAATTTATCTGAATTAATAAACGAAATACTTTCTGAATGGGCATACCGAGTTGAAAACGGGATGCCAAACCCAAAGAACCCAATCCACTTAAATGAATTGGGTATTATACTTTCAGAAATGGGGCTATCACATATCAAAAATGATTTGGTAGAAAACCTATTGATGGAAAAAGGAAAAACACCTCAAAAAAATGTTGCAGAAGCTGAAGGTAATTTTAAAAACCCAGTTCTTAACAAATCTATTAAATATAAAAACGATAAAGGTGAAGATGCAGAAGGTATCGTTGGTAATCTATTAAGATTGGCAAAAGAACATCCTGGTAGAGTAGCGGCAGAAAAAACATTACCACCAGAAGGTTCTCCAGAAAGAGATTCATTAAACAAAGATTTGGGTGCTCAAAATAAACCTGCTGGTGCTGACCAACCAAAAGCCGATGCCGGTGGTGAAGAAGCTCCAAAAGAAGACCCAGCAAAAGCTGCAGCTGCAATGTTTGACCCAAAAGCAGACCCTGCGATGGCAGCTAGAATGGATAAAGAAAAAGAAGTTCAAGCTCAAATAGCAAAAGATACTCAAGCACAAAACGTACCTCCTCCAACTCCAAAAAATCAAACAACAAATAAACAATTAGCAAAAGCAGCTGGATTTGATAATGTTGGTAGTTGGTATAATGACCTTAATAAGAAAGCAATGTCTGACGATCCTGAAGTAGCATCACAGGCGGAAAAAGATTTAGATACATACGAAAAAAATAAAGTAAAAGATGCTCAATCTGCAGGTGATTTCAATCCAATAGATAGTAAAGATGTAGCAAAGGAAATGCCACAAGCTGATCCAGATACATTTAGTGGAGGTTCTGATATTCCTGATGGAGTAGAGCCTGAACAATTGGAAAAATTCAATACCGATATTAGTAAAGTAGCACAACAAGTAGCTGATGCAAAAGCTAAGGGAGAACCTGCTCCAAACATCAACTTATGTGATGTGACTGTTCCAGGTACTAACTTATATTGTGATGATAACTTGGGTATTCCGAGAGACCAGATGCCACAATTCAAAGGTACTGCTCAACCTGGTAGTAGAGCAGCTTCTATGGATGTGGATGCAAGTGGTGAGGTAGATACTGAACCTGTATTCAAAGAAATGTTAAAAGAGAAAGGTATTAAGACCCTTCAAACGGAAGTACCTGCAGAT